GGAAGCCCCCACCAAGATCAGCCCCACCACGGGTAAGCTAACCCTAGCCTTGGCTAAGAATGACGAGGCGTTCAAAGAGTTGCTAGAGCACGAAGACCCACGGGTGCAAGCCCTGTGCGCGGCACGCATCGGAACCAAGTCAACCCTAGAAGAAACCCGTACACAACGGTTCATGGACATCAGCAAGCGTGGGGCGTTCCCTGTGCCCCTTAGATACTATGCTGCCCACACGGGTAGATGGGGCGGTACTGACTCAGTAAATCTACAGAACCTGCCAAGCCGTGGGGCTAACGCAGGCAAGCTGAAGAAGGCGATCCTCGCACCCGAGGGTTATGTGTTTATTGATGCTGACTCAGCCCAGATTGAAGCCCGTACGTTGGCTTGGGAGTCGGGTCAGGATGACTTAGTGAAGGCGTTTGCAGATGGCGAAGATGTATACAAAATCATGGCGACGGCTATATACGGCAAGAGTGAAGCTGAGATCACAAAGGACGAACGGTTTGTCGGTAAGACTACTATTCTTGGTGCCGGATACGGCATGGGTGGTGCGAAGTTTCAAGCGCAACTCAAAACTTTTGGTGCTGAGATGTCGACCGACGAGTGTGCGCGTATTATTTCGGTCTATCGTGACCGCTATGCAAAAGTCCCATTACTTTGGCGTGAATCGCAAGAAGCCTTACGTTGCATGATGCGTGGCATGACCATGAAGCTGGGTAAAGATGGCCTGCTCACAGTGAATGAGAAAGGCATCCTCCTCCCGAACGGGCTACACATCTACTATAACGGGCTGGCAGAAGTTATTGAGAATGACAAGCGGCAGTTTACATATCAAACCCGCAACGGCCCCAATAAAATATATGGTGGAAAAGTTGTTGAGAACTTCACACAGGCCATTGCAAGGTGTATCATTGGCGATCAAATGCTAAAAATTGCTAAGCGATACAAGGTCGTGCTTACCGTGCACGATGCTATTGGTATTGTCGCTAGGCAAGAAGAAGCCGATGAAGCACGTGCTTATGTGGAATCCTGCATGCGTTGGGTTCCGTCATGGGCTGAAGGTTTACCAGTCAACTGCGAAAGCGGTATGGGATTGAGTTACGGAGATTGTTGATGGCAAAGATTCCTGCATGGTCATTCAGTAGCCTGAAGACATTTACCACATGCCCCAAGAAGTTCTACCATACCAAGGTACTCAAGGACATCAAGGAACCCGAGGGTGAGCAAGCCCTCTATGGCAAGTTGGTACACGAGGTTGCTGAGTTGTACATACGGGATGGTAAGGAGATACCTGAGAAGTTTGCCTTCATCAAGCCTGCGCTTGATAGCCTGCTCAAGATACAGGGCGAGAAGTTCTGTGAATTAAAGATGGCACTGACTGAGAAGCTGGAACCCTGCGACTTCTTTGACCCCGACTGCTGGTTCCGTGGTGTGGCTGACCTGCTCATCATTGACCGCGAGAAGGGTGAAGCCCGTGTGGTTGACTACAAGCTTGGCAAGTCACGCTACGCTGACCTAGGGCAGTTGGAACTCATGGCACTTGCGGTGTTCAAGATGTTCCCAGAAGTCAAGAAGGTCAAGGGTGGCTTGCTGTTCTTATCCGAGGATAAGTTTGTACCAACTATGTTTGAAGTAGAACAACAGCACAGGTACTGGGGCAACTGGATGCCCAAAGTCATGATGTTGGAAGGTGCATACAGCGCAGATATTTGGAATGCAAAACCCAACGGATTGTGTAAAAATTACTGCTGGGTGTCATCCTGCGCCCACTGTGGAAGGAAATGATATGCCCTACGTAAACAAACCTAGACCCTATAAGAAAGAATACCAACAGCAGTTGGACAGAAATGAATTACCTACAAGAAGAAAACGTGAGCAAGCCCGTGACCTTTACGACAAAGAAGGCATTGACCGTACGGGAAAAGATATTGACCACAAGCGCCCACTATCTAAAGGTGGAAGCACGGCCAAGAGCAACTTGCAACTCAAAGCACCGAGCGCCAACCGTTCGTTCAGCCGCAACAGCGACCACACCGTGAAGGTAAACAAGCCCAAGAAAAAATAATACGTGCCACGTCAGATGTGAGTGGTGGCACGGGGGGCTTTCTAAAGTTGAACCCTTAAACCGCATCAGTCAGAGTTTTTACTATTCCGTTTAGATGATCTGACCGATTGACACCCGTAAGGTGTCACCTAGCGATCGAAAGTGGATGTCACTTTCGGTCTGTTTTGCATTGGAGAATGTATGGAAATCATTGACGGAAAAGCATTAAAACTTAAATTAAAGAACCCGTACAGGGTCTTGAACGTGATACCCAAGAGCGCATTGCTTGAGGAAGGCCCCATCAGTACAGTGATGGTGCACTGGGGGTTGGAAGAAGCGCAGGTCTTAAAGAACCTAAAGGTCAAGAACGTACCATCCCCCATCGTTGCCAAGTACAGTTGGCCGGGCATCTATCAGCCGTTCACACACCAGAAACAAACAGCCGCGTTCCTAACCCTGCACAGGCGTGCCTTCTGCTTCTCAGAGCCGGGCACAGGCAAGACACTCTCAATCACATGGGCGTGTGATTACTTGATGAACACCAAGCACATCAAGCGGGTGCTCATTATCTGCCCCCTATCAATCATGCAGTCAGCGTGGCAGAACGACATCTTCAAGGGTGCGATGCACAGGAAGGTTGGCATTGCCTACGGCTCCAAAGAAAAGCGGCAGCAAGTAATCAATTCAGATGCAGAGTTTGTCATCATCAACTACGACGGCGTGCCCATTGTGGAAGACGACATTGCCAAGGCTAACTTTGACATGGTGGTAATCGATGAAGCCAACGCATACAAGACTGCAACCACTACCCGCTGGCGCACCCTGAACCGGATCGTCAAGCCCAATATGTGGCTATGGATGTTGACAGGAACCCCTGCCTCACAGTCACCCCTTGATGCGTATGGTCTGGCTAAGCTAGTCAACCCATCGGCTACACCCCGTAGCTTCTCCATGTACCGCGACCAAGTGATGAACAAGATCACTCAGTTCAAGTGGGCGCCCAAACGGGAAGCAGAGCAGGTGGTCAGCACACTGCTTCAGCCTGCCATCAGGTTCACCAAAGAGCAATGCCTTGACCTGCCAGACTTGCTGTACGCAGAGCGTGAGGTTCCCATGACCCCACAGCAGATACGCTACTACGAGAAGCTACGCAAGGTGATGGCCATGCAAGCGGCAGGGGAGGAAGTCACGGCAATCAATGCCGCCGCCAAGCTGAACAAGCTACTGCAAATCTCCTGTGGCGCAGTCTATTCCGACAGTGGTGAGATCGTGACCTTTGACTCTAGCAGTCGCACGGCTGTGCTCAAAGAAGTCATTGACGAATCCAGCCATAAGGTATTGGTGTTTGCCCCATACCGCCATGCCATTGAGATTCTGTTTGAAGAACTGCGCAGGGATGGCTACACAGTGGATGTGATACACGGGGGTGTACCTGCTGGCAGGCGCACTGAAATCTTTCGCAAGTTCCAAGACGAGCCAGACCCACGGGTGCTTGTCATACAGCCCCAAGCTGCATCACACGGTGTCACCTTACACGCGGCAAACACCATTGTTTGGTGGGCGCCCATTACATCATACGAGACATACGCGCAAGCCAATGCACGTATCCACAGGGCAGGGCAAGTTAACAAATGTTTGGTTGTCAAGCTCCAAGGAAGTCCAGTAGAGGCCAAGCTGTACAAAGCTTTAGAAACAAAAGAGTTAGCACAGTTCAATTTGATGGAACTTTATAAAGATGAATTTGATTTAAACAAATAAATTTATGGAGGTACTTGACAAAGTAAAGATGGGGTGTATCATTAACCAAAAAACGAAACGGAAAGCAACATGGATATAACAGCAGATAAATTAGTACGCGTATACATTAAGATGCGCGATGCCCGTGCCGCCCTCAAAGCGAAGTACGAAGCAGAAGACCTTGCAATCAAAGAGCAAATGGGTTTGGTTGAATCAAACTTGCTTGAGACTTGCAAAGCAACGGGAGCCGAGAGTATCAAGACGGCCCACGGCACAGCGATACGTACAGTGCAAACACGCTACTGGACAGGCGACTGGGCTGCAATGCACAAATTCATCCGTGACCATGACGCACTTGACTTAGTTGAGAGGCGCATATCGCAGTTGAATATGAAAGAGTTTCTACGGGAAAATCCTGATGTACTTCCAACAGGGTTGAACGTGGATCACAAATATACTGTAACTGTCAGGAGAAGCTAAATTGGAAACTGCACTTACGTTGGCGCAGGTGGCGAAGCTATTGCAAGTCGCACCGTCAACTGTTCACGCGCTCATCAAGGAAGAAAATCCTGAGAAGCGTATACCCTTCATTCGCGTTGGTAAAAACTATCGATTCTTCGCTAGTGACCTTGCCAAATTTTTTAACATTGACTTAGCAATTATTAACACTTTCATCAAAAAGGAAACACCAAATGTCTGATCTCGCTCTCTTCTCCCAAGGTGGTAACACCCTCCCAGCCCACTTGCGTAACCTTGAACTGGACGCAACAACCAAAGCCCTGATGGGTGGCGGTGGTACGGGTAAACGTATCTCTATCCGTGGCGGTGTATTCCGCATGATTGTTGGCGGTAAAGAAGTTGCACAGAATGACGAACGCGCCATGAACGTGGTAGTCGTGCGCTCTGCTGAGAAAACATCACGCCAATACTATG